CATATATATCTAGCTTTACCACTTAACTTTGTTAGCCCAATATGCTGCGGACATTTTTCCTTTTGCAATGTTTTTAGCGTGTCTTGCTTTAAATGACTTTGCTCTATCTGTATTTGTTTTGTCACCACTTACACCTTTTTGTCCAAAGCGTATAAGTTTCTCTGTGTCACCATCTTTAGCCAATACTGCATGTGACTTAGTAGGATGACTAGGTGTTCTCTTAGGTTTATTATACCCTGAGAATGTTTCCTTACCCTTCTTAATCATTTCTTTTTCTTAGCTGTCTTTGCTGCTTGTTTAAATGCCATAGCTGTAGGTGCGCCTTTAGAGCCTACTTTACGCATCTTCTCACCAGAGCCTGCCTTGATTCTTGCACGTTTATTTGCAATATTACTGTACAAGCCTGGTTTATTTGCCACGTTTAGCTGCCTTTTTCATAGGCTTAGCTGTCATAGCTTTACCTGATTTGCTTGCTGCTTTTTTAGCTGCTGCCATACCTGTTTTAGTATAAGCGTATTTTTTTCCGTTTACCATTGGCATAATTATTTCCTTTTCAAATATTTTATTGCTTTTGTTAATATGTTTACATCATCTTTCATAAGACCAATTGCTGTGTTACATCCATGACACAATAAACCTCTAACTTTACCAGTTTTATGGTCATGGTCTATATTTAAACTTTTATGTCCTGGTGGACTTTTACATATCATACATAAATTATTTGCGTCTTGTATGAGTTTATCATACTCATGTGGTTCTAAATTATAGTTTTTTCTTCTGTTTGAAGTTTTATAATATTTTAAATATCTATCAGGATATTTAATTCTATATTGTTGCTGCCTAATTTTTTTACACTCATAACAATAAGTATCACCATTTGAGTATCTTCTTCTTGTTATGGACATATCATGCCCACGTTTACATATTTCTATTTGAAATGACATATTTACCCCTAACTAGGTTGATTAAAAGGCTAGTCATGAGTTAGCATGACAGGGAGCGACCCTTTTCGCCTTATTCGTTTATTTCTTTTTTTTGCTCATGCCACTTTCAGAAAGGGCGATTGCCAATCCTTGAGCTTTAGATTTTACTACTGGACCTTTTTTAGAACCACTATGCAACTTACCTGCTTTAAATTCCTTCATCACCTTGCTGACTTTCGCCATCTTGCCCTTTTTCGTTGTTGGTTTCTTCATAGCTTTTCCTTAACTTAATAAATCGGTGGTCATATCTGCAATCATTACATAGGCTATACTCGGTGAAGTCAAATGGTTCACCACATTGTTCGCAAATAGATAGTTTCATAAAAAGAAAAAGCCCAACCAAGGAGAGAGTATGGTCAGGCTTTTGTGGGATTACGTTATTAACGGACAGGAGTTGTCCAACAAGTAGTATTATAGCATACTTTGCTATATCTGTTCAACAACATTATGCGTTTATTCTTCTTTCTGCTATTGTCAGCAAATTATCGTATGCCATGTCTAATTGCCAGTAAAAGGCTAATGGTGGTTTAGCACCTAAGTATTTAGCATAGATAGCGTCTTGTTGTCCTTGTTCTAAACTATGAACGATAGCGTGTATGGTTCTAACATTAGACATATCTTGGGCAGAACACATCTCTTCAAACGCATCACTTGTAGACTCTCCACCAGATGACATGCCTATGCTTTTAGATGGATAACCCAAACGGTGATTATCCGACTTCATCCATAAAGCCCAATCCTCAAGGATAGACAATAGGCGTTCCATACTAATCATATTGTGTTAGCGTATAAGCTACGCTTTGCCCAAATGTTTCTTGTGTGGTTCTTTGTTGAAGGTTATGTTTAGCATCATCTGCGTTATGACTGATAACACCTTTTATCTGGTCTTCTGTGAAGTTTGCTGTGTGTCCAAATATACCTTGTAGTGGATGTGGCTGTGGAATGTAATAGTGCATAAGTCTATTATCTTTATCTTTGAATGCGTGTATATGACCTTCCATCTTCATGGTGACAAGCAAGTTTTTAATAGTATTGTAATTGCCATCTACATGTGCTGCTATATCTTTTATAGCTTTAGGCTCTGTAAGGTAAGCTAGTATTTTATCTCTAGTATTCACGATACATCCTTAACTTTGCAATGCCATTTTTTCTTATCATCTTGATGCCACCCGTGGCAATGTATGGACCACCCTGCATCACGAACTGCACCTACGTTTTCATGGTCACTTATCTTCTTTACTCTTGCATTTAGGTTTGTGACTGTTGTGGTCTGGATTGCTAATGTTTCATTTTTTTTAAGTGCAATTATATCTATGAAGCCAAAAAGGTCTTGTCTAGTTTTGCTCCAATTATTCCAATGCTCTGTAATCCAACATGTGTATCCTTCTTCTCGTAATTTTTTAAGACTTAACTGCGTTGGGCTAGTTGCCATCAAAACATCCTTGTCTGTGCTGTAGCTTGATTAATTCTATCACAAGCTGCTTTATAATAATCACTATCTAATTCACATCCAACTAAATCAAATCCTAGATTATTACAAACAATAGCAATAGACCCTGAACCTAAATGAGTATCTAATATCTTTTGACCTTTTTCAGCATAATTACTTAATAACCATTCATATAATTTAACAGGTTTTTGTGTTGGATGAATTCTTATTTCTTTATTTTTCATATCACCTTGCAACATACCTGACCACATAAATTGAAACTTTCTTACGGCTGTTTTAAATGATGTAAAAGCTAATTCACAATCAGCAAAATCAGTTCCACCATTTAATTTATCCCAAACAATCCAACAAGACGATGATGCACTAGGTAAATTAGATGCAAAATGATTAGCCCCCCAAATTATTTGATTTTTACTTATTCTTTGAAGCTCTATAAAATAATCTTTATTCGGAGGTTCAATGTCATTTCCAGCAAAGGGTTTATAGTCTTTAGGGGTTGCTAAACCACCTGTTCTATTTTTATTTTTAGAGCCATCCTCACCAATTCCATAAGGTGGGTCTACAATAGCTAAATCAAATGCTTTATCAGGCAAGGTAGCCATATAAGCCATACAATCTATATTGTGCAATTCTGCTTGTCCTATTTTAATCATCTTTAATATTTTCAAATTGCTTACTATTAGGTTTAGATATTCCGTCTTTAAATCTTTTCTCTACATCACCGGTGGACTTATTAAGTTCGTATTCATAAGCGTGTGGTGATACGTCATCACTATTCTTTTCTTTTTTAAATATCTTGTCCCAGTTATCTTGTGCTTCTTGTTCAGAAATTAACAATGGTCTTCTGCTAGAACCTTTACCCATTACTTTACCTCCAAATGTCCGTTAGTAAATAACCAACCTATAGTTTTTCTATGTGCTTCTTCCCATGCTGCTATTCTATCATGTTTATCTAATGTCTTGTCATTATCTATTATGTGGTGGCATTGGTGGCATAATGCTGCAATTCTAAAATCGTTTGCTTTTATGCCAGTTCCCTTGCCATCTCTTAATTGATTACTATGAGCTGCACAAACTGTTCCATCTTCTATTGAACACATCATACATGGAGCATCTCTAACAATCTCTAATAGTTTTTTATTTCTATAATTCATTATAAATAATTTGGTTTAGAACATTTACATGGTCTATACCACCTTTGTATTTTTCTATCAAATTTACCACAATTTAAACATAAAAAATATTTCATAAATCCCACATCCAACCTAAATTAGTTTGCGCCCAAATTTCTATTGCATTTTGGTATTCCGTCATGTCAGATGTTGTTAGTTTTGTCGTAGACTTTATAAGCTCTACTGGCATACCTGCTATTTCTGTTTGGTATCGTAAAAATTTATATCCCATAAGTTCATGTATCTTATCTTTTTCAATACCTGTGTGCTGAGATATGCTTGTATACAATTGCCATAATCTTTCATTTTGTTCATGACTTCTGTTTAGTTTAGCGTCTGTTATTGTTACCCTCCAACGCTTAGTAAAGTCAAGTGCTTTTAATTTCTCGTACAACATTGGTAAGTTTTCGCTTGTTAAACTCCATTTCAGCATTATCGTATCCTTTACTTTTAAATATTCTTCCATCAATCAAAGTAGCTTTGTAAACCATATCCTTGTCCCATTTAGCTACGTCTTTAATAAACTTATTAGCTGAATTATCATTGCTCATCTTGGTGGACTCTCGTTATATCGTAAACCTTTTTGGTCAAACCAAAAGTTAAATGAACCTTCCCATTGTGCATTACGTTGCTTCTGAACAAAAACCTTTGCATCTGGAATAATCTTTAACTCATCATCTGAAGTCTTTCCTTCTTCTATTAACTTTTCTTTGTATCTGTTACGCCATACACAAATAATATTATCACATAAGTTACGAATATGCGAACTTCCCATAATGTTTGTAGCGTCAGGTATCTCTGACTCGTCTTTAAGTTTTCTAGTATGTGCTACTAAAAAAATACTGACTTGTAAATCACGTGCTATAACCGCCAAACTGTTTGTCAATCTTTTCTGTCCATCTAATGACTCTTCAGAAACATCATCCAATTTCATAAGACTGTCAATAATAAATACATCAACTCCTAACACATGCTTTCCATAATGTAAAGTTGCTATCATATCTTCCGACTTAGTGCTTCCTGTTTGGTCGTATATATATAACTTGTCTTTAGCTCTATCACAAAACTTTCTTATATAATCATCTGTTGGCTCTGGTGAACCTAATGCCTGTGTAATCATTCTAGCTAATGTAAGAACAGGTCTCATTTCTAAAGAAGCTATTAGGCATTTAGTATTCTGTTTCATCATAGCTAATACAACTTGCGATAACCACATAGACTTACCATGACCTGATACACCAGTAAGAATTGTTAGTTCCGAAGACCTAATCCTGAACTTATCTTCCGTCTTAATCCAGCCCAACGATTTGCCACTATGAACTTCCTCACTAAAATACTTGACCAAGTCATCAGCAAATATATCCGTACCTTTAACTTTAAACTCTGCATGTCCATACCCCTCGTTATAAAATTCTTGAACTGTTGATTGGCTGACTGTTAATTTATCAATAACTTCGCCAATGTTCATACTCCACCTTCCCAAACTTTTTTAGGTTTGATAGTTTCTTCTATAGGGTCGTTCCACCTAGACTGATTAATATACGTAGTAGTTGCTGGCACGTATCCTTCTTTCCAACTGCGAGTATCTTTCATTTTTTTAATGTGGTCAAGTATTTCATCTTTAATCTCATACAATTTTCTATTACGCCACTTTTCCTCACATT